TCTTTTTAGGTTTAGCTGGTGGACGCCCTACTTTAGTACCATACGTTCCTTTACCTTGTGGCATGATTACTTACCTCTATTTTTAGCTGTTGTTGATAGTTCACTTTTATGAAATAAAGGCTTGCTAGTTTTAGTGTGTTTTGCACCTGTCATAGCCTTACCTGCTGTTTTATGAATAGCCCCTTTATGTTCAACGCCACTCTTTAAGTAATGTCTAACTCCTTTCATAAGCTATTTCACCTTTCTTTTCTTAGCTGTTTTAGCAGCGTTAACAAAATCACTAGCTTTAGGTCTACCTTTGGCACCCTTAGATTTCATTACTTCTTTAGACCCTGCTTTGATTCTTTTCTTCTTAGCATTGATATTTGCGTACAGACTCAAGATCACCTCCTATTGCTACCATTTTTCCCTATTAGCCCAGTATGCTGCACTGGTCTTACCTTTGGCAATATTCTTACCATGTCGTGCTTTAAATGACTTACGTTTAGCTTTCATAGCTTCTGACTCACCAGCTTTAGGCGCACCTGCTGTACTAGCACCCTTCTCACCAAAACGAATCATACGATCTTTTCCGTTATCTTTGATAAGAACTACATGGGACTTTGTACCTTTGGCAGAGGCTTTGGGTTTGTTGTACCCTGCGAACTTCTCACCCCTGTATTCTATGCTCATGGTGCTGTAGGCCAAGTGATTGAAGATGGAAAGTTCTCTTGGTCGCTAATGTCACGCAAGTCAGATCGGTATGTAGTCATTTCAGAAGTCATAACAACGTCACTCAAAGCATAGAAGTCTGTGGCTGCTAGTAAAGCATCACGCTTCTCACGCATATTAGCTGCAATCACTGCCGTAGCTGCTGCAACTTCTGCGTCTGTTAGATCAACAGCTTGGTGAGCTAATACCCACTCACCGCCTACTAGGGTTGGTGTCCAAACTTTAACCAAGTGCTGACCATCACCCACTGTTGGAGTGACTTCGGTCACTGGATGCACGTTAAACGCTGCCATATCAGCAACACTAGGCTGTTTAGGGAAGCTAGTGTTTGGGTTGTCTTTTCGTAGCATACCCAGTGAATAGGGGTATTGCTCTACTGTGCTGCCGTTTGCTTTAATTAATAGCATTGTGTGTTTCCTCGTCTGCTATGTTTATGGGGTTATGTCTCTGCCAGCATGAAATGGGCCGTTGACTGTGAAGTTTCCACCAGAACCTGAGTTAGTTCCTAGTGCTGCTGCGTTTTCAAACTTCATGTAAATTAGTGGGTTTGATATGTCCCCATCCTCAATCTGTTGAGTTAAATCTCTTGGGTAGCCCAGTTGGTCTACAAATTTATTGCGGTTAGCTTCTTGACTAAAATCAATATATGAATCATCTACATAAACGAAGCCAAGACTTCCATTAAACGTCTGATTGTCAGCTAATCTGTTACCAATAATAGAATCATTTTCAGATGAATCTGTTATGTTTGAATTTTGAACAATTATTCCAGACGATTTATCAGTGTAAGTTCCATCAATGACAAAATCTATAGCATCAACGGCGCCAGTTGTATCGCACGAAATCATAATGATTCCATTTGTAGCACCTCTAGCTAAACTTATCTCTAAGTGGTCTGCGCTACCATCGCCACATTTAATCTTTACCTCACTTGAAGTAAAAAAGACTTTTGAATAGACACCAGCACCAGCACCACCGCCACCCCCCACTTCAAAAATAGTAACATCGTCAGAGTAGGAGAAATTTGAATATCCAAACGCAATGGTAAATTGTTTACCCGTCGAAAGTCCTGTCAGCGAGGTATTTGTCAAGTCTGTGCTGCTGCCATTAAAATGAGCACTCCTAGCCCAAAACTCACTACCGCCCCTAGCCCCTGTATACGGCCCTGAGTTAACAGTAAAGTCTCCTCCACTACCTAAGTTGTTGCCAGCATCATTGCCTACGATTGGCAGAGCTATAAGAGGTGTAACGCTAGTGTCAGCAATTACTTTGCGTACTGAGTTAGGGCGATTGGTGTCTGAATCCCAAAATGGATTTGATGTAGCTAGGTCTGTGTAGGCAGTGTTGAAGTAGACTTCCCCAAGCTGCCCGTTCCACCATGCAGAACCTGTCCCCGAATTGCCGATGCGCCAGTTATTGAGTTGGCTCATATCTATAAGTTGATTAGTGTAGGTTTCCCATGTGACAGTTGCGGCAGTGCCGTTAAGATAAACATATCTTTTATTTGTGTCTGACAGGTCAAATGAGATTGAAACATTATTCTGCTTGTAGCCAGTGTCAACATTTAAAGATTTGTAGTCTGCGGTAGATATGTGGGCCACTAAGACTGTGATTTCGTTATTGACAATATAAATATTGTAGCTGGCTGCGTTTTGCCACACTCTTACACTATATGTGCCAGTAGCTGCGTTTCTAAACTCCATTGGAACACCTGACGACCCACCAGTGTGAACAAAATTAAAGGAGAATGTAAATTGTTTTGAGTCGGATACCCCGACTATGCTTGATCTGAATAAATAATCAGCACTACCATTAAACACACTAGCACTACAGTTATCTTGGTTAGGCCCACGCTCTGCTGTAGCTAGTACACCATTGACAGTGAAGTCACCGCCAGTGCCACTGTTAGAACCTGCTGTGGCTGCGTCAGTCATAGGCAAGTATAGGATGGGTGTAGTAGCAGACCCAGTTGGTGCGGAACCAGAAGCAGTAGATAAATCGTAAGCAGTAGATATATCGTATTGAAAAACACTGTCACCTGTATAACCAAGACTGTATATATGCTCTCCATTTGACGAGAGAGCCAACCCTTTACCATCGTTTGTTCTACCAGCCGCAATAAAAGAATTGTTAGAATATGAGGCGGTTGAAACGTCCCATGCTGTTGATAGTGTGTATTCAAAAACAGTGTCTATAGACGACACTGCACCCATTAAATATAACTTAGTACCCGAATTACCAAAAGCCATACCCACTCCAGCGGCCACTTGTGTGGAATAGCTGTAAGTCTTAGAGTTATAAGTTGCCGTACTAACATCATACGCTGTGGAAAGTGTATATTCATATATATGATTACTTATAATTATGTATAAACGAGTTCCGTTGCTTGATATAGAAACATCTTGAACTTCTGCCCCTGAACGTTGAGAAGATGTGTCAAAACTTTTAGAGGCATATGAAGCTGTGGATAAGTCAAATCCCGTAGTTAAAGTGTATTGATATATTAAGCCATTGCTGGCTTCTACAATGTACATTTTTGTACCATCGACGGAAAAAGATATCCCCGTTGGTTCTGTAGATTGAGAGGCGACACTAAATGACACTGAATTATAACTTGCACTGCTTACATCATATGCTGTAGATAAGTTATATTGATAAACTTTGTCGGTTGTTTTACCAACCATATAAAATTTAGTTCCGTCAGTAGACATAAAAACTTCTAAAGGCGTATTGTCTTGAGAACCTACATATAGCTTTGTGAGGGCGTAATTATAAACACTGCCCTGACCATCTGCTGGCTTTCCATCAGCAGTAATGAATAAACGTCTGTTGGATGTGACACTTAGATCACGATAGGTGTAGTCAAGGAATACATGGGCTGCTCTACCTTGTGCATGGCGTGAGCTATTGTTTCTAAAGATTCTGTGCTCAGGAACTGTAAAATCTATACTACCATTTGTATAGGTGTTCCACAGTGAGTCACCTGATAAAACATCGTTAACGTACAGATACCTATTTGATGTATTTGCTAAATCAACCGAAATTAAAATGTGTACAAATGTATTGATTGCAAATTTAGGGGTACTCTGTGTAAGATTTAAAATTTCAGTTCCAGCAGCGTTACGACCACTTACATCTATTCTACCTGCCGCTGTTATGTAGACGTAGAATGAAACATTTCCAGCTGGCTTTAAGCTAATAATATAATCGGAGTCTGCTAGGTCAGGCCAATAAACCCACGCACTGAAAGTAAACGTCTTACCATCAGCATTACTCGTAAGATCACTAGTTCGTGCTAAATAATCATTAGTCCCATCAAAGCTAACCGCTTCTGGCAATACTTCACCCGATACAGGGTTAGTGCCAAGTAACTTCTTTTCAATAGTCATTAAGCCATCCCTATTCCACTTGCGATTCCGTACCAAATAGTGCCACCATCTATAGTTGTGAACGTAAGCACATCAACACCACTGGCAGTCAGTGTAGGTGCAGTAGCAGCAGGCCAATCTACTGAGGTAGGCCATGTGATCGCAGCACTACCACCATTCGTAACTATCATGGTAAATGAGCCAGCAGTGCCAGAAGCAGGAGGATTCGTGAATGTTACTGTCTGTCCACCTGATAGGGTATAGGTGAATACGTTACCTAGCTCTAGGTCTACTGCGTGTGCAGCCATAGCTACCTTTGTTTCTGCGTAGTCCTTTAGCACTGGACGCTGTACAATCTGGTCAGACATATTGACTAAGCCAGACATAGTGCCACCAGCCTTCGGTAATGCTGCATCTGCTGTTACTCCGTCTGCTGCTACATCACGACCATCAAATGTTGAGTTAGTCGTAATGGCTCCTGTCATAATGCCACCAGCCTTTGGTAATGCTGCGTCTGCCGTTGTGGTAGTAGAGGTTAAGATACCATCACGTGTAGCTACGTCTACTCCATCTATTGTAGAGTTAGTTGCTAAAGCGCCTGTAAGAGTTCCACCAGATAGTGGTAAAAACCCTGCACGTGGTATAGTAAGGCCAGCATTGCCGCTACCATCCTCAGGTGTTAAAGTGACTGAGCCATTAGCACTGTTTAATTTGATTGACATAATATTAGACCTTTAAAGTGATTTCTGCGTTTCGTAATAATGGACTTCAAGTACACTAGATAAGGGAACAGTAAGAACTACTCCATGATTAACTACAAAGTTTGAACCTGTGTTGTAATACGTATTATTATCTAAAACCAGACTTGACGATATAGTTCTGTTAGTCCATGCAGCAGGTTCAAACACTGTTGTAGGAGACACTACTTGCCAAGTAGAACCATTGTAAACTTTAGTAGTATTGGCAACAGTATTGAAGTACAAATCACCTGTTGATAAGTTTGAATTAGGGTCGGCATTTAACGCCCCGTGGAATATTCCTTGGAATGTACTTAAAGAACTAGCTGCTGCTGTAGCTGACGTAGCTGCATTACCTGCGCTAGTGGACGCCTCAGATGCTTTAGTAGTTGCAGTGTCAGCTTTAGTAGTTGCAAGGTTTGCTTTAGTAGTGGCTGTGGCTGCTGACGTAGAAGCTTCACTAGCCTTAGTTGTTGCAGTAGAGGCAGATGTAGAACCTTCACTAGCTTTAGTTGTTGCTGTGGAAGCAGAAGATGCTGCTGCCGTAGCTGAGTTTGCTGATGCCGTAGCACTACTGGCTGCTGCACTAGCACTGTTGGCTGCTGCTGTCTGACTAGAAGATGCAGCAGAGGCTTTATTTGTAGCTATGGTTCCTTGTGCTACTGCTGTGTCTTTACTGGTAGCTGCTGCTGTAGCACTTAAGGCGCCTTGTGTAGCTGCGTTAGCTGCTGCTGTAGCTGAACCTGCTACTGTTGATTCACTGTTTGCCGCAGTAGTAGCACTATTAGCTGCTGCTGTAGCTGAATTAGCGGCATCTATTGCCTTTTGTGTTATTTCGTTAAGAGTGGAGTCTTGTGTCGAGTCACCTGACCCTCCTATACCACGATATATTGCCATATTTGCACCACTTTAAGAATTTTAATAAATAAAAAGGGAACCGCAGTTCCCCTTTAGTGTTACTTATAGTAGTTAACCATTCACTGCTAACATGAATCCTGTCTCAGGACGTAGTACCTGAGTACCATATAAGCGGTCAGCAGTATACAAGGTTCCTAAGAACTCTTGCTTGTACTGTGTCTGTGAACGTACACCTTGTTGCTCTGCAAGTACCATAGTATCCTTATGGCCCATTAGTGCGCCACGGATAATACCACCAGCAGTTGCTCCGTTTTGAGCCGCAGTCTCAAGAGTAGGACAGTTAGTAGACACATAAATGTCAATAC